TATTTTTAGCACTTCAAGCAGCTGCCTTAGCAATGGGTGTCACAATTGGTGGCTTAATAGCAAGTGTAGCACCAGTTATTGCTATAGTCTTAGGAATTATAGCTGTTCTTGCTTTGTTAATTGTAGGAATAAAAGAACTTTGGGAACATAACGAGGGGTTTAGAACAGCAGTAACGGATATTTGGAATGCTATTTATTCTATTATATCTACTATCATTCAAGAAATATCAGACTTTATTTTAAGTATCTGGGGAACACTGACTTCGTGGTGGAGTGAAAACCAAGAATTAATTCTAGCATCCGCAACAACAGTTTGGAATGCAATATCAACAGTTATAACTACCGTTATGTCTATTCTAGAACCCTATATTCAGGCAGCATGGGAAAATATAAAACTAATCATCAGCACAGCTTGGGAAATCATCAAACAAGTAGTTGAAACGGCAATCAATCTAGTCTTAGGCATTATTAAAGCAGTAATGCAAATTATTACAGGAGATTGGTCTGGTGCATGGGAAACAATAAAGGCAGTTATTTCAACAGTATGGGAATCCATCAAGTCAATTGTAAGCTTAGTTCTAAGTACTATTAGTCAACTTATATCAAACACCTGGAATGGGATTAAGAACACAATTAGTAATCTGTTATCAGCAATTAGTAACGTTGTCAGTACAATTTGGAATAGTATCAGTTCAACTATTTCTGGTATTTTAAATGGAATTTCAAGTACAGTGTTCAATGTTTGGAATGGAGTAAAAAATACAATTTCAAATGCAATTAACACTGCCAAAAATGCAGTTTCAACTGCTATAACTGCTATCAAAAATCTCTTTAATTTCAGATTTCAGTGGCCACACATTCCTTTACCTCATTTTAGTGTGTCAGGATCTGCAAACCCTCTGGATTGGTTAAAGGGACAAATTCCTAGAATCGGAATTGAGTGGTATGCAAAAGGGGGAATTCTAACCAAACCAACTGCCTTCGGAACAATAGGGAATTCCCTAATGGTAGGAGGAGAAGCAGGAAACGAAGCGGTACTCCCTTTAAATGAATCTACTCTTGGAGCAATCGGAAGAGGTATTGCAAGAACGATGGATTTAAGAATGCCAGACATCAACATTTCGATTACTGGAAATATCATCCGAGAACAGGCAGATATTGAAAAAATAGCAAATGAAGTAGCAAGTCGAATCGCAGAAGAATTAGTACGTCAAAAACAATTGAGAGGAGCCACTATATGATTAAAAGAAACGAGTTAGTCATAGATGGAATTGGAACTTCTAGTTTTCCTTTTAAGGTGATTGTCCACGAATCGCCTTCTGTTATTCTAGCGGAGAGTAAGACGAGTTTATTAGAACATAAAGGAATGAGTGGCGCTCTTTCGCAAACAAATCGGCACCGAGATTTGATTGAAAAATCATATACGATCTACATTGTTAAGCCCTCAGAAGAACAACTCCATCAATTTATGGGTCTATTTATCAAGGAGCAGTTTTGGCTTGAGAGTGAACGGATGAAAACCACACGTCTTTGGTGTTACCGAGTAAAATGTACTGAGGTAAAACAAGAGAGAGATGGTGTGTATGCGACGAAAGCTACCTTTATTTGTCATCCTACAAAGTTCTTTAAATCAATTGATAGACAAACTTTGACATCAAACGGTGTACTTAGAGTTCAAGGGACGTCTCTAGCGTTCCCCAAAATAACGATAATGGGGAATTCGGCAACTGAGACTCAGTTTACGATTGGAGATCAGGTCATTAAAATTGAAAAAGTTACAGAACCACTTGTGATGGTAAACGAACCAAATAGTCCAAGTTTTCTAACGGTTAGCAAAAAGAACATCAAATGGTCTGGTGATTTTATCACTATTGATCCGAGTGCTAAAAAAGAAGTCGGTGTTGTTCTTGGTAGAGGTATTACTTCTTTAAGCTTTGAAACAAATTGGGGGTGGGCTTAAATGTTATTTCTGTTGAACAAAGATATTAGAACTGCAAAGTGGAATGGATTACCTCTTCATGAAACTAGCTCTGCTATTGTAAAAGAAACCCTGAACGGTGATTTTACTTTATCTATTCGCTATCCAATTACCGATTCTGGTATCTATAAACAAATCAAAGAGGATATGCTTATCAAGGCTCCAGTACCTGTCTTAGGATTCCAGTTATTTCGTATCAAAAAGCCAATTGAAAATGATGATAGTTTGGATATAACCGCCTACCACATTTCAGATGATATTATGCAGCGGTCTATTGAACCAATGAGTGTTGTTAATCTCACTTGTGGTATGGCCTTATCTCAAATGGTACAAAATACTAAGACTAATCTTGGTGATTTTTCATTCATGAGTGATATTACAGATCGCCGTACTTTCAATACAGATGAGGTAAAAACACTCTATGCTGTCTTAATGGATGGTGCCCATTCTATTATAGGAACTTGGGAAGGGGACTTGATTCGTGACAATTTGGCTCTGACAATCAAGAAGAATAGAGGTGAAAATAGGGGTGTTGTCATAACAACACATAAGAATCTAAAGTCTTACAAGAGAATCAAATCAACTCAATCAATCATTACTCGTATTCATGCAAAATCAACATTTAAACCAGATGGTAAAGATAAAGACCAGACAATTAAAATTACTGTCGATAGCCCTCTAATCACTTTCTATCCATATATCAATGAAAAGGAGTACGAAAATAATACTCTTAAAAGCATTGAGGAATTAAGGAAGTGGGCTGAGGCTAAGTTTAAGAATGAAGGAATTGATAAGTTATCGGATGCTATTACGATTGAAGCCTATGAACTTGATGGACAGGTTGTACATTTAGGGGATACTGTAAATATCAAGAGTTTGAAACATGGAATTGATATTCCAAAAAAGGCAGTCGCTTATGAATTTGACGCACTGACACAAGAATATATCTCGATTACTTTTGATGATAAACCAATGGTAGGTGCTCCAACTTCAAATAGTGCAATTTCAACTGTCGCAAATGCAATTTTAGACTCTGGTTTCACATTACAAGAAGTCGCAATTGAAAAAGCTTTGAAAAATGCGAACGCAGCTTTTGATACCGAGTTCACTAAACAAAAAGAATCAATTCTAGATGATATTGAAAAAGTCAAAGCTAGTGCAGAAGTCTACGCAGATGGTATTCGTCAAGAGATTGAAGGAAAGATTGCTGATGTTGATTCTAAAGTTCTATCTAATGAATCACTTAATGAAAATAGATACAACGATGTGTTGGCTAAAGCAAATAGTAGTAGAGATTTAGCAAATCATGCCTTAGATGTTAGTAGAGAAGTTAAAGAGACTACTAATACAGTGTTAACAGATACCTTAAATTATAAAAAAGAAGCTATTGCAGAAGCAAATCGTTTAGTTGAACTCAGCAAGAATAGCTTATTGAATCAAATTACAACGGTAGAATCTTCAATTGATAAGCTTACGGGTGTTATTACTAACAAGGTTTCAAAGACAGACTTTGATGCTATCAAAAATACCGTAGAGCAACAACGAACGGAAATATCACAAGCCAAGGATAAAATAAATCTAAAAGCTGAAAAGACCTATGTAGAAAATATTAAACAAACAGCTAACGAAGCACTCCAAAGAATATCAGAGAACGCATTAGCAATATCTAAAACTAAAGCTGATTTACAAGTTGCTGCTGATGCTATAAAGACTAAAGTATCACAAACAGATTTTAATCAAACGACAAATCGACTTGCTACTACTGAAACAACAATTAAAATCCAAGCAGGTGAAATAGCCAAACGATTGACCAGTAGTCAGGTAGAATCCATTATCAATTTAAAAGGATTTCAAACTAAATCGGATGTTGATAAAAATATTTTAGATAGAGGTTATGTGACGAACTCTAGCGTGCAAAATTTAGTTAGAGAAACATCCAATAGTTTTAGTCGGACTATTAGTGAAACTAAATCATTAATACCAACTAGTGTTTCTCATCGAAACTTAGCATCTGGTTCGAGTGATAGTTGGACTTCATACAAAGAAATAAACTCGAAACTCAATTGGATTCAAACAATAGGTAAAGTTCCTTATGGTGATTCGACTGGCATTTATGCAGGGACAAAAATCAATCTATTTGTTTATATTTCTGTCGATAATGTTGTTTTAGATTCAACTGTTACTCCTAGAATTATTTTACAAGGTCCAGGCTATAAAAAATCAGATAATAGCGCTGTATGGAGTGTTCATTCCAATCCCTTTCATACCTCTTGGTCTAGCGTTTTAAAAACTGGTACAAACTACCATCTTATTAAAATTTCTCGGATCGTAACAGAAGAGATGTTCAATAATTTTAAAAACTTTGAATTACAATTTCGTATTGATGGAGCAAGTTCAGGTAAGTTTCATTGGAGAGCATTAATGATTACTACTGGAGATATTTTTCCAAATTATTGGACAAAGCCTATCGAAGATTTAACAACTGTAACGGCCTTTAACGAAGTAAAAGATACTCTAACTAGTCATACAAGAACTATTAGTGAACAAGGCAAAACAATTAGTCAGGTTGTACAAACATCCGAAGGACTGATTACAAGAGTCAGTGATTTAATTGATACCCAAAACTTAGTATACGATCCAACAAATTTTAGTAAATATAGAGAACGTGAACCGAATTCGAATTTAGTTATGACTGGAACTAATGAATATAAGCTACTAAGAATTGCTCAAAGTGGTAGGACAACAAATGGTTGGCGTGGTTTTCAAATGCCTCTTCATAGTCAAAAATTTGTCGCTGGTGAGAAACTTTCTTATAGGGTCAATTTATGGGTAGATGTACTACCAGATGGAAAGGTTGGCTTTGAAATCAAATCAGGTAACTCAATAGGAAGTTTCACCATCACCCCTACTAGAACAGGGGCAGCTCAAATTTTTACAGGAACTTTTACGATAAGTAAAACCGTGACAAAAACAGATGATTTTGGTCTTCATGTTTGGCTAGAAAAGAACGGCACTGTGGCAGTTGGACAAATTTCAATTGTTCGAGGTAGTCAACCACCTAAAAACTTTGTAGATAGTACATCTTTTCAACAAATTGCAACAGAAAGTCTCGTTCAACAACATCAAGGTTCCTATTCGATTCAAAATTTAACTAATGCTGGCTCTTTAATTTCAGGTATTAATCTAGGCGCAAATGGAATCAATAGAATCATTGGCAAAGCAACGCATATCACTGGGGATACTTTGATTGATAGAGCAGTCATTAAATCAGGAATGATTGATAAGTTAAAGACATCAAACTTTGAATCTGGTTCTGTAACTACTATGGTATTAGCATCTAATTCAGTAACTGCAGATAAGATGGTCGTGGATCAAGCCTTCTTCAATAAACTTGTTGCAAATGAAGCTTATTTACGACAGCTGTTTGCAAAGAATGCTTTTATCAATAGTGTACAAAGTGTTAGAATCGATGCTAGTCAAATAAAGTCAGGCTTACTAAGTGGTGATAGAATCCAAGGTGGGACAATAACCGGAACCACAATTTCTGGTGGATTATTAACTGGAGAAACAAGAATTAAGTTAGGTGCTTATGGTTCATTTGACGCTATCAACGGTGGGTTACAGATTAATGTTCCTCGTCAGTTTAATTCTAAAGATGGTTTAGGTGTACAATTTATAGGTTCTTATGGCCGAGGGGACAATGTTCCTTACGGCTTATTTATTTACAAAGATTCAGATTTTACTACTGGAAACACTGCAAGTGATAGTGATGATTTTCTATTGACGGTCGAAGGATACATTAAGGCAAAAGGAATTGGCTGGTTGAAGTACGGCAAAAGCAGCATTAATGGCTCAACTACAGGAACTATTAGTTATTGGAATTCTAATAATGTATCTCTAGACTTTGGTGGATCAGGAAATGATATTTACTACTCATATAACGGAAATGCTTATAGCTTATGGCAAATTGTTAACCAACATTTTTCTGATAAAAACTTAAAAGAGAATATAGGCTTATCTAACTATAAAGCACTCGATTTTATCAAAAGATTTCAATTTAAAGAGTATGACTGGAAGAAAATAGGGAATCGTATTCAAAAGGCTCATACCAAAATTGGACTCATCGCTCAAGATGTTCAACAAATTGACTCGTCACTTGTGTATGAAAATGGTGGTTTTCTGAATCTTGATAATACAAGATTAACGAATATCGCTTTAAAAGGAATTCAAGAGTTAATACTTGATATTCGAAAATTAAATAAACGATTGGAGATGTTAGAAGATGAACACAGATTTAATCCATCAATTAGCAATGGAGTCGTTGACTAAGAAACTAGCACAAACCGAAGGTCAAGCAGCACAAAATGAGGCTCTTTATTTGGTTGTTGCAAGCGAATTGCAGTTAATGAAAGATGTATTAGAATACGACTCAGACCTAAAAGACTTATTTGAGGAAGTAAAAACTAAAAGAGAGAAAGGAGAAAGTTAATGGCATTAGAAATTACTAAAACAACACGTTTGGTTGGAAATTTGAAGATTGGTGATGAAGTAGTTAAGCAGTATACTGTTGATGTTGATGAACATGGTGTTTCTACAGTATCTGAGTTTCTCTATCATTCAGATCTCTATGCGGAGCATCGTCTCGAAATGAGAAACCAAGAAAAATTGTTCCGAGATAAACGATATGAATTAGAAGATGCTGTTTTAGCTGAAATTGAGTCAAATAAAAAAGAACTATAGGGAGTATTAAAAATGGATATTGAATTGTTTAATTTTTTAAGAAAGCTCATCGAAACAGAAGATGGGCTTATTTTGTATGCGTTAGCGTTAATTGTCATCATGGAAATTGTAGACTTTGCATCAGGCACATTTGCTGCAATTGTAAATCCTGATGTTGAGTATAAGAGTAGAATTGGAATCAATGGATTAATTCGAAAAGTCTTAGGGATTTTTATGTTACTGTTATTGATTCCGATGTCTGTTTTGTTGCCTGAAAAAACTGGATTTATGTTTCTGTATTCGATTTATATCGGATACCTAGTTTTTACTTTCCAATCACTAATTGAGAACTATCAAAAAGTAAAAGGGAATATTCTACTTTTTAAACCAATTTTAAAAGCTTTTGAACATCTAACTGAAGGAAAGTCTAACGATGATAAGGAGGATAATCATGGAAGTTGATAAAAGTAGATTACGAACAAATCTTCCTCAAATCGGTGAGCAACCCTATCGACAAGTTCATGCTCACTCTACAGGTAATCCTAACTCAACAGCACAAAATGAAGCGGATTACCATTTGCGTCGTCCAGTTGAGTCAGGATTTTTCTCCCATGTGGTAGGGAATGGTCGTATCATGCAAACTTGGTTAGTAGACCGAGGTGCTTATGATGTTGGTGGCGGATGGAATGTTGAAGGTTACGCTCAAGTTGAACTAATAGAAAGTCATGAATCTAAAGAAGAATTCATGAGAGATTATCGACTTTATGTCAAGCTATTACGTGAGTTAGCTGACGAGGCTGGAATCCCTAAAACTCTAGATTCTAGTAGTCTTGCTGGGATTAAAACTCATCAATTTTGTACTTACAACCAACCAAATAATGGAAGTGATCATGTAGATCCCTATCCATACCTTGCAAAATGGGGCATTAGTAGAGAACAGTTTAAGAAAGATATTGAATCTGGTCTAACTGAAGGAAACTGGAAACGAAACGAAGTTGGTTGGTGGTGGGAAGAAGCAGATGGCTCTTATCCAAAATCTCAATGGAAAAATATCAAAGGAGAATGGTTCTACTTTGATAATAGAGGCTACTGTTTCATCAATAAATGGTTCAATGATGGCAAGGATTGGTTTTATTTAGATAAGCGTGGTGCCATGGTTACTGGTTGGATGCATATCGATCATCGTTGGTACTATTTTAAGTCGGATGGTAGAATGGCTAAAGGTTGGGTAAAATATCGTGAAACTTGGTATTACTTGGATGAAAAAGATGGGGATATGAAATCTAAGCAATTTATTAAATCAGGAAACGGATGGTACTATCTCAAGTCTGATGGTTCGTTATCAGTAAAACCAGAATTTACGATTGAACCTGATGGTTTGATTACTACTAACTAAGAGTTTGTAGATACTACTCTTAAAATAAATCTTTAAACAAAATAAACCACCGAAGTTGGTGGTTCATGTGGTATAATATCTATTGTAGAAAAGTGAAGACGGTGGCTCCTTATACCGAAAGAGAGGTGATGCCTATGGGCAGTTCATCAAAATCTGACGGAAAGGAGGGGCACTCTTTTGACCGCATTTGAAGTTGTACAGACAATACTTGGTTTTGGTAGTTTTGCCATTACTTTGATTGGCTTGTGCTATAAAATCTTCAAAGACAAGGACAATAAATAATCCGTCCCCACTTTTGAGCGAGTAGGACGGATTAAATCTGTTATACGAGCTACCGTCTTTTTAACGGTTCTACGTTGGAGTTGAGTTGGTAGCTCAGCTCCTTTTTCTATGTTTATTATAACATATTGCGATTAAATTTCAAATAAAAATCTAAGCCTGGTGAAGTACATCAGGCTTTTTCTTTTTGATTTTTTCTTAAAACCGGAAAAATCTATCTTGAAAGTACCTATTTAGGTAAGAGGACAATAAAGACATTTTGTTAAAGTACAGGGTTGCTGATTACTTGACTAATATAGTGTTTAGAGGGATATATAGTGTGTAAAAAATTCTTGTAGGAGGAAAAATGAATATAAGAAAAATTGAAGCAAAGAATAACAAAAGAAAAAAGAGAATTTGTGCATATGTTCGAGTTTCTACAACCAACGGAAGTCAACTTGATTCGCTAGAGAATCAAAAAGTCTATTTTGAAAAGTTGTATGCTGAACGTGAAGATGTTGATTTTTTGGGTGTTTTTTGTGACAAAGGAATTTCAGGTTCAAAGTATGATAGACCTGATTTTCAAACTATGCTAGATGCTTGTAGAAAAGGACAAATTGACGTTATCCATACTAAGTCAATATCCAGGTTTGCAAGAAATCTTATCAATGTACTTGAAATCAGTCGAGAATTAAAAACTCTTGGTATTGATATCTTTTTTGAAGAGCAGAATATCCACACTTTATCCAATGAAGGTGAAGTTGTCTTGACTGTGTTAGCAAGTTTGGCTGAGGAAGAGTTACAAAGCATGAGCGGAAACCAACGATGGAGTTTTCGTAGAAAGTTCCAGAAAGGAGAATTACTCATTAATGCTAAACGGTTTTTAGGGTATGATTTAAACAAAAAAGGTGAACTTGTTATAAACAAAGAAGAAGCGCAAATAGTAAGAACCATCTTTTATAGTTATTTAGAAGGAATGGGTACACATAGGATTGCTAAAAAACTTAATGAGGGCAAGGTTCCAACTGTAACAGGAAAGAAATGGTATGACAGCACAATTCGTAATATCTTAAAAAACGAAAAATACAAAGGCTCTTTACTGCTTCAAAAATACTTTCATGACGGTGTAAACGGTCCAAAGAAATTAAATCAAGGACAGGTTGAACAATATTATATTGAAGATAATCATGAAGGAATTGTATCTAAGGAAATATGGGAGAAGGTTCAGGTAAAAATGAAAAGCCGTTCTCGGATCCAAGGTACAAATAAAACCTATAAATTTTCCAGAATGTTAAAATGCCAATATTGTGGTTCAACATTAAAAAGACAGGTATCTTATAAGAAAAAGATTGTTTGGTGTTGTTCCAAATATATCAAAGAAGGAAAAAATTCCTGTAAAGGTATGAGAGTCCCTGAAAGGGATATTGAAGATTGGAAACTAAGTTCACCAGTAATTGTGTTAGAAAGGATTGAAGATGGAGAAAAACATTACAGTTATACCGGCCAAAAAGGTACATCAAACAGTCATATCTCAAATTCAGAAAAAAATCAGAGTAGCCGCTTATTGTCGAGTGTCTACAGACCAAGACGAACAGCTATCAAGTTATGAGAATCAGGTCAATTATTACCGTGAATACATCTTAAAACATGAAGATTATGAGTTAGTAGACATCTATGCAGATGAAGGCATTTCAGCAACTAATACAAAAAAACGTGATGCTTTTAACCGACTAATACAAGATTGTAGAGATGGTAAGGTGGATAGAATTTTAGTTAAATCTATTAGTAGATTTGCCAGAAATACATTGGACTGCATCAAATATGTAAGAGAACTGAAAGAACTAGGCATTGGAGTAACGTTTGAAAAAGAGAATATTGATAGTCTAGATTCAAAAGGAGAAGTACTACTTACCATTCTATCGTCACTCGCACAGGATGAATCGAGATCCATTTCAGAAAACTCAACTTGGGGAATTCGTAAGAAATTTGAGCGTGGTGTAGTTCAAGTAAACACTACAAACTTTATGGGATATGACAAAGATGAAAAAGGAAATCTCATTATAAACCATGAACAAGCTAATATCGTAAGGTATATATTTGATAGATTTCTAGAAGGATACAGTCCAGAATTTATTTCCAAAGAGTTAAGAGAACAGGAAATACCAGGTTGCACAGGTAAAGCAAAGTGGTGTCCAAGTGCTATATGGAAAATGCTTCAAAATGAAAAATACAAGGGTGATGCTTTGCTTCAGAAAACCTATACAGTTGATTTCCTGACGAAGAAAAGAATTGATAATGATGGACAAGTTAATCAATACTATATCGAGAACAATCATGAACCAATCTTAGATAGAGAGAAGTGGGAGATTGTTCAGTTAGAAATAGCAAGAAGAAAGAAATTTAGAGAACAGCATAAGCTCCAATTTTATATCATGCAGAAAGAAAACAATCCCTTTACAACAAAAGTATTTTGTGCCGAATGTGGTTCAGCATTTGGTAGAAAAAATTGGACTACAAGTCGAGGTAAACGTAAGGTATGGCAGTGTAATAATCGATATAGGATTAAAGGCCAGATTGGATGTTTAAACAATCATATTGATGAGGAAATGCTTGAAAAAGCCTTTATGAAAGCAGTTGGACAGCTACAAAAACATAGATCTGATGTTGTAGCTAAGTGGCAAAAGCTTGAGCAAGGAACAAATCTTCTCTATAAGCACTATTCCAAGCAGATGTATCAGATACTAGATTTAGATAAATTTGATGGAGTTATCATGAATCAAGTTCTCGACCGCATCAGTATTTCAGAAGCTGGACATATTGTAGTAACTTTCCTTGAAGGAACTGAGGTAGAATTATAAGAGACTGTGACTGGGAAGTTGCAGTCTTTTTAAGGGTTTAATGGTATAATGAGATTATAAATGTGGATATTGTTTAGATTCTCTGGAGGACACATAATGTTGAATTTAGTAAAAGGTCACCAAGTTAGCTTGGTAGAAAACCTGTTTGAAT